CCCTGCTGATGAACTTGAGTTCAACGGTCTCCCACTTGATCCGAGCAACGTGATCCAGTTCCTTAACGGCAACCAGGGCGTCATCTATGCAGGCCGTCGCGCAATACAAATTGCTCTTCGTCTGGATGCCTCAGCAGAGCGCTTTGCGGTAAATGAGGTAGCGGCGGGATATTTGAGGCAAAAGGGTGGGGAGCCTATGTCAGGCGAAGAGCTTGGAGAAATGGCTGCAGCCTGGGCTAATAATCGGCGCACAAATGCCATCGGCGCTCTCAATGAGTTTGTCGAATTCATTGCCTTTGACCAAGACCCTTCAAAGTTGCAGCTCGTAGAAGGACGCGAGTATCAGACAAAAGAACTGTCTCGCCTCATGGACATTCCTGCCTATTTGCTTGCCATTGACCAGAGCGGTATGACCTACGCAAACGCTCAGCAGGCTCGCCAAGATTTGCTGCTCTTCGGGGCTCGCCCACTTCTTCATGCCATTGAGGAACGGTTGTCTATGGACGATGTTCTTCCGAGGGGGAGGCACTGCCAATTCGATCTCGATGAATACGTCGGCGAATATGCGCCCGACATGGCAGAGCCAGTCATGCAAGAGCCAGAAGTCAATCCGCTATCCGACACAAACAATCTGGAGTAATCATGATCCAATTTCATGCAGACATAGATCTCATCATCGCCGAGGCAGGCGACGACAACCGCCCAGCGCGTATCGCCGGTATCGCCGTCCCCTGGGACGTTGTTGCAACTGTCTCAGGAGGTCAGCGCGTAAAGTTTCTACGTGGCGCGTTTGACCTAAATCAAAAACCAGCAAAACTGCTAGAAAACCACGACATGAGCCAACTTCGCGGAGTAGTCACTTCTATTTCCGATAGCGATGCAGGTCTCGAGTTTGAAGCAACGCTGGCCCAGACAAGAGCATCGGCAGATGTTGTTGCCTTGCTTCAGGCTGGCGCTTATGACTCGGTTAGCGTCGGCGCTAATCCAGTCCAATTTAAGTTTGACAAAGCAGGAGTGATGATCGTGTCTAAGGCCATGATGATCGAACTCAGTTTGGTCGCGGTTCCTGCTTTTTCGGAGGCAGTAATCACAGAAATCGCAGCCTCGGCCGATCCTGAGGAAAGCGAAGAAGAAGAAGAAACCCTAGACACCCCTGAGGAGGAAAAAGTGTCAGAAGCAATCAAGGCCGAGTCAGCAGAGTCGGTAACAACCCCAACAAGCCCAATCCTTTACGCACAAGCAAAGCAAGAGTTCAAACTTCCTTCGGCTGGCGAGTGGATCTCCGCACAGATGCAAGGTGGCGCTATCGCTGCCGAGTTCAACGCTCGAGTCCGCGCTGCAGCTCCAGATGTGACTACCGCTGATCTTGATGGCATCTTGCCATTGCCAATTTTGGCTCCGATCTATTCTGGGATCCAAGGCCTTCGCCCAGTCGTGGATGCAATCGGTGCACGCCAAATGCCACAAAGCGGAAAAGTGTTCATCGTTCCAAAAATCACGACACACACTTCAATCGGTGGCCCACAAACACAAAACACCACCATCACCGCTGGACAATTCATCGTCGATGACATCCAAATCACAAAAGACATCTACGGCGGATACGTTGAAGTTTCCGAAGCCTCAATCGACTGGACTTCGCCAGAAGTCCTCCAGGGGCTCCTCGAGGATATGGGTAAAAAATACGCCCTTGCCACGGATAATGCAGCAGCCGATGCGCTTCTTGCTGGCACATCACAGACCACAGGCAACGTCGCCACGACAGACCCTGCAGACTGGATCGCTAAGGTTTACGCTTGCGCGACAACCATCTTGAGCAATGGCTACTACCTGCCAGATCATCTCTTTGTTTCTCCAGATGTGTTTGCACAGCTCGGACAACTCAGCGACACAGCAGATCGTCCATTGTTCCCACAGGTCGGCCCGATGAACGCATTTGGCACAATGAACCCAGGCTCACGCGAGTCAGTCGTGTTCGGTTTGCGCCTCGTAGTTGATACCAACTTCGCAGCAAAGACCACAATCGTAGGTGCAGCAGCTACCGGTGCTTTCCGTTGCTATGAGCAGCAGAAGGGGGCAATCAGTCTGGACAATCCATCTACGCTCTCTCGCACAATAGCCTTCAGGGGGTATTTTGCACCGAAGATGATTGACGCTAACCAGTTCATGAAGATCCCACAGGCCTAAACCTTAAGCACCGCCCGAGAAAGTTTGCATCATGGCAGTTTACGCAGTCACTTTTCATCAGCGACTAGATGACTATGCCGTGGTGCAAACTCTCGAGGACACGGATATCGGTATCGGTCAAAGCATCACGCTCGCAGGCTTAGGCCACAGCTTGAACGGCACTCACACCGTCTATGCGATCAGCCCTTATTACTTCATAGGCGTTGACGAAGAAGGCGACCTGCTTTTCAACTACGACATCTACATCGGCAACCAAGTCATCTTCTATGACGCTGGCGACGATCTGGAACGTAGTGCAGCTATTCCTACGGGGACGCTCACATGGACTCAGACCTGTCAATGGATCGTCTCAGCCGACGTCCTTGCCTGGCTCGGTATTGCTGTCGCTACCGCAAACGATACTGCTTTCGTAACTGCCTGCACGGAGGCGAGTTGCGCGTTCGCGTTTCGGCGACGTAAGGAAGCAGGTTATTTTGACTCGCTTACTACCGTCCCAGGCGCGGACGTCAAACTCGGGACAACAATGCTCGCTGGCGCTCTTTATCGAGAGCGCGGAAGCGTGGACTCCTTCGCTAGTTTTGAAGCAATGAACATCCCAGGATCCGTCGGATCTATGGGACAGATCAACCGTCTTCTCGGCGTCAATCGGAGCCAAGTCGCATGAGTGCTACTGGCATCTTTGCAAGCGCCCAGAGCACCCTTGTGGCCTCGCTCACGGGACTCGGGCTTGCAGTCGTAACAGACTCTCGCAACGCTCGCCCGATGACAGTCTTTGTCGAGCCTCCGACGTTTACCTGCTTTAACAACAACATCGCCGAAATCACTTTCGGGCTCAGGATCCTCGCAGCTCCCCCAGGAAACAGCGACGCCGAGGACTACCTCATCACAACAGCCGACACAATCATGAACAGCGCGATCTCCCTCATCTCGGGCGCTCCATCTGTCACGACCATCGGATCACAAGACATCCCGTCATACGACCTCACCGTTCGTGTGGCAACTTCAAGAAACCCATAACAGGAGAAAAATATGGCTACTACAACATTCCTCGGAAACGCAACTATCAACATCACCCCCACAGGCGGAACCGTATATGACGTAAGCGATAATTGCCGGTCATGTTCCGTGTCGGTCGGCTACGAGTACCTCGAGAGCACCGCGTTCGGCGATACAGGCCGACGTGCAGTCCAAGGATTGCAAAGTGTCTCCGTTGAGATGGAATTGTTCCTCTCATATGGATCAGGCGAAATTGAAACGCTCATGGCAGCAATTCAAACCGCTGGAAGTGCCGTAATCGTTGTCTCACCTTCAGGCACAACAGAGTCCGCCAGTAATCCAGAGTTCACGATCACGAACTGCACACTTGATGCCAACCAGGCCATCATGTCAACCGTCGGAGAATTGGCTGTCGTTTCGCTGTCGTTCACTAACGGCACCTGGGTACGCGACATCACCGCCCCATAACTAATCAAACCTTTACCGTGCAAAGGAAACCATGAAACTATCCATAAGAGTTAACACCGGCGGAGACGACTACATCGTTGAAACCAACCTTTACCACATCATTCAACTAGAGCGAAAATACAAAGTGAAAGCGTCCGATCTAGCAAACGGGATCTCAATAGAGCAACTTGGGTTCCTAGCTCACGAAGCAGCCAAAACTGGAAACTTCGCTCCACCATTACAACTGGACGACTTCCTCAAAAAACTTGTCACTCTGGATGTGTTGGAGAATGAAGCAGCAAACCCCACCGAAGGGGATCAGTAGCAAGAACGCTCGCCGAGTTACTTGTCGAGACTGGCTACTGGCCCCCAGACATAGACTTCACTTTGCAGGATCTCATGACTTGCGTAGATGTAATTAACACTCAAAGAAAGAGCAAAT